AGATTCATAATTATCGCTTGTGATAGCACCGCTAAAGATAGCTTTACCCTCTTGTTCAGCAGTATCTTCTTCAATAGATATGTTCTGCTTTTCAGCTTCACTATGTATCATATGAATAATCTGCTTATTAAGTGAACGACTTTCTTTCTTAGCTAAAGAATGTGCCAATTCGTAAGTTTCTTCCGAACATCTAATGAATAGACTTTTCATCTTTAATTTCTCCATAAATAATTTGCGGACTATCTAAAACTTCTGCAATAGCGACACTTTCTCTACCTATTTGATAATATCTATCTTCTTCTAATTGCTTTATGGCACTCTCAACTAACCATTTATTAGACATAATTAAAGGGTCATCTAACAAAGATATTGCGAAAGTCAATGCTTCTAGTTCAGTATCAAACATCCAAACTAGATGAATCCACTTAGCACTAGATTTAGTTGAATGAACATTACTTGGTTCAGGTATATCTAGTTTATATGTGTGTCTTATTACCG